CGCATTCGGTACTAAGAGGTACAAGTCGTTAACCAATTACAGTATAACTTGTCTAGAAGGTACAAATGTACCTATAAACAACCAACTGATCTCGACTGGAAAGATCGATCGGTGGCCAAATATTTTTGACCACCTTCGTCCCTTATACCATCAAGTTTCAGAAAACAATAAGAGTTCGCATTATTTTGATCAAATCATAAGAACTATTTTTGCCATTCCAAGAATGGTTGAAGATTTCTCAGATATTGATTTAAGTTCAATAGAAGAACCTGGCTTAGATATAAGCTGGATTCGGAAAGACTTTAAGGAATTCCTAAGGTCTAAAATTGAAAGTCCAAAATGGGATGTTAAGGTATCAAAATGTTGGTACTCGAAACCGTCCATAAGGAATAATACGACAGGACCACTCGGGGGTTCTAGATGGAATAATATCGACATAGAAGCTAAGCTACTATTAGATAGTTCTCTCTGGAAGCACTTCAACAAACTTTGTTTGTTGGTAGGTAACGAAGATCTAGCCAAAATGGTCTGGAAAATCGGATCCAAAGTGGAAGATGTTAAAAAGTTAGCCAAAGATAGGAAGATCAAAAATCTTACCCTTCGGAAACTTACTAGCATTCCTGATGCGGGAAATAAAAGTCGATGCATAGCAATCGGCGATATCTACACGCAGACTCTCCTTAAACCTCTGGAGAAGGATCTCTTAAGAATAATTAAACTTAAGTTTTCTGACACCTGTAACATCTTTGACCACGTAGGTGGTTTTCAAAAATTACAACTGTCTCTGAGGGCAGGTATAGCTTCACTTGACGCGTCCAATTGGACTGACAGGCTGCCGGCTAAACTGCAAAAGGATGTTTTGGAAGTTTTATACTCAAAAGAGATATCTGATGAGTGGTATAACCTCGTGGTAAAGTGCCCTTGGTCGGTGAAAGACACCGGCAAGGAAACCCGTTATGCTGTTGGACAAGGTATGGGAATTCATGCCTCATTCGCATTGGCAACGTTAACCGACCTTTTCTTGTTAGAATATGCTCAAAGCATATACTACGAAAAAGAGTATAAAGATTGGTATTCATCAACCAGCCAAAGGCAGGCGATGTATAACAAGATAGGTGATGACTTATGGATATATGATCCACAGAACAAACTCACAGGATTCTATGAGAAGTTAGGTGTTTCAATTAATGCTCAGAAATCAAAATATGCCACTGAGGAAAACCTTGTGGCTGAATTTGTATCAATGAACATCTCCCGAGGACATAATGTCTCAAGGATATCAAGTCGTCTATGCAGAGAGGTAGAGCAAAATATATTTATGTTGCCTGTCCTTATTGCACATCTTAAGCAGCGTCTTGA